CGACAGCTCCCCACCGGGCTTTCCCGGTGTGGACCGGCTTAACGCCGGCAGCCTTGTGTTGCGCGGGCTGGCACGCGCTAGCAAACCCAACACCCACTCCGCGCCCGGATGCCTATGTGGATGCCGCTATAGCGAACTTGTCACTCGCCCGCAGGCCGACAGTGCGCTGCATGTACGTGGAGTTCGGTGGCAGTAGAATGGTGGTCGTCGCGCTCGGGTTGTACGCGCGCTCGGTGTCCGATCGGCCCAGAGCGTCCTCAACGTTGTCGTACATGTTGAAGGTGGTAGCACTGGATGCCTGGACCAAATAAACACGGGACCCCGTGCGCAACGTGCAAACAGTGGCGTTGGAGAGGTTCGGCTGAAACGAACCGCCGGCGCCAGGAGTGGAAGTGATCACTACCTCGTAAATGTTACCAGCATTGGCCGCAGTGGTGGATGATGTAGACGACCAAGTGAGGTTGACGACGTTGGAAGTAGCCGTCATGGTCAGGTTGGAGAAAATGCCAAACTTGTACTGGGCATAAGTGACTATGCTGCGTGGCACGGTGTTGTTCACTGGAGAAATCAACCTGACGCGGTATTCGAGGTAAAGCTGTCCTATGGATGCAACACTGCCTACGGCAGCGGCGCCAGTGGTGTAATACGTGAGGCGGAACTGCTCCTGTTCACGCGGGTCGGACAGGTCAAAGCTGTTGAAGTACGTACGTTTCTCCGCAGGGTCTCGCTTAAGCGTCGTCTGCAGCGGGCACCAAACCTGACCCGATACCGCGGCCTCCGAGGACATAATCGCGGCCCAATTGTCGGGGGCGCACGGCGGGTCCGTGGGGTCGCGGTCCAGGACCAGTGCTAGGGTCCCGGATCGGGTGGTCGGGCACGACGGCACATACAGCGCGCGAACGTACTCAAAAACATGCTTATCATAAATTGATGCTTCCACGCCCATACGATCAGCGAACAACGTGGGGTTGATAGCATAAACCCCCAACGAAGTGCCGTCGAGGCTGGTCTCCGGGGCGAGAACCTCGCCCAGGTACGTCCGCCCAGTACAGACGATGCCATTCGCCACCGGTTGCGAGCTGTACCGCAAAGGTCCCATGATCGCGGAAACGCGCAGGGGTGCGGTAACACTCTGGGGTGGACTAGGGGTCATCGCCCGGCGGATTTTGTTGCGCACTGCCTGACCAGCGGCTTTCCCGGCCGCGCGAATCGCGCGGTCTGCGGCAACGCCGCCGGCAATGGCAGCGGTCTGCGCAATAAGCTGCGCAGCTGGTTTCCCCCTTGCGAGGGGGGAAATCTGCGAATTCAGCTTGCGGCGAGGCATACGTCCAGAGGAAAGGACGGCGCGGTTTGTGTGGGTGGGCTGCTATGGGCAACCCCCTATCACGCCGGGGGTCTCAGGCGGAGCGGTGTTTAGGCCGGGGACGCTCAGCCCCGGGGGCGACTCTAACCCCGAGCCCGTACCGCCTTAGGCGGTACACCCTTGGCGGCCGGTTTCTTCTTCACGGCAGCCTTGGGACCTGGACTGGGCTTGCTCGCGGTTGCGCTCGCGTCCTTGCTCGCGTGGGCCGGGGCCACCTTAGCAGCCTCGCCGGCCTTGGCGGGGGGCGTGACACGCTCCTTGACATGTGCCGCCGCTTCCTTGCGCGCTTGGGGAGCAACCACACTAGTGATCTCCCCAGACTTTGCGGGCGGCGTGGCACGCTCCTTGATGGGCATGATCGCGCCATAGTCCGCCTCAGTGCGCGCCGTTGAAAGCTGATGCGCTACCGCAGAGAGTGCCTCAATAGAGACACCCATGTCCAGTGAATATGCCAGGTAAGCCAACCTTTCGTGCGACTCGTTAAACTCCTCCTCGTTCCACAGACCAACCGCCTCCTTGTCCGGAGAGGCGACGCCCTGGACGTGGCCGAGGCAGCGCTTGCGCGCCTGAATGAGCTCACGAATAAACGGCGTGTTGCCGTCGGAGACCTCCAAGCCTGCTGTCCGGTCCTCGGGCCGTCCGTCAGCGCCGGTGTACACCGGGAGCCGAACGAGCAGGCGCTCGAGGCTGGGGACATTGTGGGAAGACACCAGGGGTGAGAGCCAAGTCCTGTTTAAGAACTTGACCATTCCGGGTGCCAGCTCGTCGAACTTGAGCTCCATGTGCATGGCGCTGCAGACGGCCTTGAACTCATCGAGGTGACCAGGGTTGACGCACGCGTCGTCCCCTGAAACCAGCCCCAGTTCGGGGATTAGACTCTCATAGGTGTGAGTCCGCCCCTCCTGCCGGGCGCGAAGCACCTCCGCAGCCGCCATCTCCAGCAGCACGATAAATGTGTTGCGGACGGTGGTGTCGGGGTTGCCCGAGATGGTGTTGCCGTCGGTGCGGTACCCGGGCTGGCCCGGGATCCGCACAAACGCGCGCGACTCAAGGTTGAGGTAGCGCGCCAAGTCCGAGTCTTCCCCCTGGTCGAACACGGAGAGGACGAAAGTCGCCCAATAACCGTGAAGAATGGCGCCGACGGAGTTATCCATCCCGCTCACGTCCGTGGAAGCGAGACCGCCGAAGCGGCTCACGCACGAACAGACCGCGGTGCACAAATCATGTGCAGTGCGCCCAGGGGCCCAGCTTGGAAAGACCTCCTTCATGCGCGCGTACAGTGCGCGGGTGTACCTCCCGAAAAGGAGGCCGTACTGGGTGTTAACCATCACGATCCCGCGCTCCTTGGGCTTCTCAGTAGCCTCGGTCTTGCGCATGAGTTTGGCTTGCATCTGAATGGCGAAGTCTTGTGCTAAGGCCTTGATGTTGCGGGCCTTCTGCAGCGGCTTCTCCTGCGCTGCAACGACCTCCTCGAGGTCGAGCGGGCTCACCTTGCCGACGGCGGACACAATGAGCGCAAGAGCCTCATCGAGGGCCGAGCGCACGTCGTCGGGCACGTCGCGCGGGTGATTCGCGGCCGCCTTCAAGGCCGCTTCGCGCAACGCAGTAAGGGTGTTGGGGTGGTTGGCAGCTACGAACGCCGGCGGTACGACGGGGGGGTGTTCCTCCACCTCGCGCACGGGGTTCTTTGCGCCGTTTGCCTCGACTGCCGCCCCGGGGATGAACGCAGGGGGCAGCCGCACATCAACCTTAGCACCCGCAATAACGGCTGCCGCGGTGGACGCATCGGGCGTCGGGATAGCCCTGTCCGGATCGAAATTCCGCAGTAGATCAGCCGTCTCCATGATGTGAACCTTGCCCCCAGATAAAGAGGCACGGGTGGCGATCGTCTTGAGCGCACGGGCATCAAGAACGGTACAGTCGCCAGAATAGTCATCCTCGTAACGGACGGTAACCTTACCGCCGACAGGGACTTGTACCAGGGAGATGGAAGATCCTTCACTGGTCGTGTGCACCACCCTCTTCGCCGCAGCCCATTTCTGCATCCGGGGGATGGGTTTGTTGATACACGCCATAAGGAAGCGGAACAGGAGCGGTGGCAGGCTGACCTTGGCCATTGGTATCCAGAAGACAACGGCCATGTCGTCCGAGATCCGCCTTACCACCGACTCGTAGCGCACCACGCTGAAGCGGCCATAAAGCCACATAGCATGGGTGTCTACGCTCCACAGGGGGTGTGTGTATGGTACCTCCTGTTCGATGATGTGCTCCGTGATTGTTGAGTCGGCTTCGACCGCAACGGTGGAGTAACCGGTGCGCCAAGCTGCGGCGATGGGTACAATCGTGTTGTACGCAATCGGGCGACCCGCAAACTCGTCGAAGTCTTCCACGGAGAGATAATGTGCTTGATCCACCATAAACACCAGGCAATCATGTGTGGGCAGGGGGTCGTCACGAGCGGGTTGAAGGATGTCACGCTCGGTGTGAAATCGCCGACGCCCGATCACACGCCCGGCGGCGTATTCCTCGTCGCGGGGTGAGTATCCGCAATCGTACGCCACCACAACCTCGTCCGAGCCAAACACTCGTAGGGCGAAATCAAGCATGAGCTTGGTCGCCACCCTGCGGCGCTGCGCGCCGAGGCGATGAGGGTTTCCTCGGTCGCTTGCGCGCGCCATCTCCTCCACCGTCGGCATTGGAATTGATCCGGCAATGTTTCGCAGCGAACGAGGCATATGCCCGCGCAGCGAGGTGATGGTTAGCCGGGTGAGACGATGCCACAGCGAAAAGGCGAGAGGTCGTGCATACTTGACAAGTGTATACGCCAGGAGGGACGACAGTACCAGGTTTCTCAACCCACGCGATAAATCTGGGTACTGATACAGCGATGTCGGTCGCTCCGACCCGGACGAAATGCACTCCAAGTAGGTCAGGTACCGGATGTGGGCAGGCTGACATACACTGAACCACCCCGTCTGACACTGCCACGGCCTGGAGCAGTACACCACGCCCCGGACCGCCCGAACCAAAGAAGGCCATTGGGCGACCGGGAGGAAGACAACCGCCCAGGCGACGTTGAACAAGGTTAAAAGCGTGAAACCTGCCGTTAAGTACAGCAGGAAGGCCCACGTAGCCA